TTATTCGAATAAATCCAGATTCTGGTCTAAATTAAATTTAAGCTTTTCTTCACCATTTACGATATGACGGATCGTTCTGATTGTCACGCCAAATTTGCGGGCGATTTTAGAGCGGCTTTCTTTTTTTGCTGCCATTTCACGAATAGTTCTATTACGCATTGCAATTGTGATTGTAGTTGCCATAGGTACTTCTATTGAATTGTTCCCTAAGTGCTCTGAGAGCAACTGTAGCTTAGAATAACCAATGATCTGTGATAGCTCGTGATGAATGCCTAAAGCATGTTTATGGGGTACAAAAACTAGTATGCCGCCATAGCTCTCAATAAGACTCAAAGCTGGTTTTATGCCAATAAGCTTCGCCACAAATGCAAAGTTTTTAGGCATAAGTGCAATGAGTTCTTCATCTGAAAATAATTGTTGTGCGTCGGTAATGTGAGGACGATAAACCATAATTGCTCCCGCTGTTATCCCATGTTAAGATTTAGCAGTCCTAGATATATTTTTCCTCTTACTTGTATGGGTTGGCGGAATTAAAAACCTCAGTGTTGGCGCACTGGGGTTTTTACTTTCTTATTGTTCTGTTCTTTCAATGCCGCAACGTTTGCACCATTGACGTAAGTGAGTAATGATCATGTCTGCGTGGTGGCTGCTCATAAATTGCAATGCACTCACACCAACTTTGTTCTCTACAAATTTTGCTAAAGCTTTTTCATCTTTATTTCTAACTTGACCAGCTGAATGTAGTTGCAACCATAAATGACGAATCAATTTGCTTTGCGCATCACTTGCTAAGTTCTTAACGCCAGATTTATTTTTTGATTCAACTTCAAAGCCAAGTTGTTTGAACCGATCCAGCACAGCTTCAAGCTGTGCTAGATTCAAATCTTTTGAACTGGTTTTACCAGTAGTGCTAATAAGAATGTCTCGATAAAGCTCATCATCTAAACCAAGTTTTGTTTTACCAACATGGATTAGCTTGATCAGATTGGCTTTTTTATTGAATTTCATTTTTTGCACCTTTCTCTGCTTCAATAATTGCTTCAGGTGTAGATTTATCCTGTGAGTTATCAATTATTTGATTACATAAATAGGTTTTTTCGCCGACGAAAAATCCGCCTAGACGTTCACATTCATTTGCAATCATGATGTGGGAATAACGATGGCATAATGCCCACGCTATGATGAAACCTAGCAAAAACTCACCCATCTCACACCGTCCCTTGGAAAGCTTGGAACAAACCTATAATTGCTAGAAAAGCCAATGTGATTGATGCACCTGCTTTAAATTTATATGAACGTTTTTCAAAAACAGTCAGACCAGTATTATTTTTGGCGGTCCACGCCAATTTAGCTTCCTTAAAACACGAACCTAAGCCCATAAGAAAGACTGCAAAGTAAGCCAATACTGTTGCCCAATTCAGCAATTCGTTCATGTAGGTGCTCCCAACTTTTCAAATTGTTTGCCACCATTCATTGCTTGATTTAGTTTTGCTGATTTCCCAGATTGTTTGCCCGCATGATAATCATTAGCTGCTCTATCATTAAATACTTTGCCTTTATTGCGATCTTTGGGCGTAAATGAACCAAGCTTTCTATGAGCTTTATCCATATGTTTTTTAATACGTTCATTGGTATTTGCTGGAACTTCAATATCTAAGTCAGTTATTAAATGCTTAACTGAATCCACCCAACCTTCACAAAATAAATCCGCACGACGTACCTTGTTTTTTTTGACTGTTACACGTTTTAAGCTGTTTTCAATAAAGCTTTTTCTTGAACGAATCACTTGGCGATATAAAACATCAAAAGTGTAAGACGCAACTTCTGGTGCTGGATCGACACCAATAAATGTCCATGAAGCTTTAATACCCCAGGTACTGCTACCAGAACTAAAAATAGGTTTGCATTGCATGGCTCTAGCTATAGTCATAACTAAGCTTGCTTCCCACGCTTGAGGAACCTTTGTTGCTTTACTTTCGCAACTAGCCTCAACGATATCGAGTAGATCAGGATCAATCTGAAATTCGCGCATCAAAGCCTGTGCTTGACGTAGTGCAATTGCAGCTTCATTTTCATTGGCTGATTTAGCTAATGCTAAACATTTTTTGATTTTTAGAATTGCTTCTTCACGGGTCATACTCATTATGCTGTCTCCTTAAGACTCTCAATCACTTCAGGTGGTAACTTTTCTAAATCTTCGATGCTGATCATTATGTTCTCGCTGCTCTTCAGTACTGGATCACGACATCCAGCAGACACAGGCACGAATGCCTGTGTTTCGCTTATGCTTGAAGCGTGTTCAGAGCTATATCAATTGCACGTTGTTGAACTGTATGCCGTGAAATTCTCTGACCAGCCTCATTCAAAACGTGATACTCGAACCATCCGCAAATGTTGTATTTACGGACAACACTTAAACCGTGCTTTTCAAGCATGTCTAAGCCCTTAATTTTTGTTGCCATTACTTAACAGCCTCTTTAAGTGCTTTACCTGCTTTGAAGGAAGGTACTTTTGCCGCAGCAATTTGTAACTCTTCGCCAGTTTTAGGATTGCGGCCTGTACGCGCAGCGCGTTCTTTTACGGAAAAAGTTCCGAAGCCAATCCAAGAAACACTTCCGCCTTCAGCTAAAGCAGCAGCGATTGCATCTTCCACTGCTTGTAGTGCAGCTGCTGCCTGTGATTTAGTTAAATTAGCGTCCATTGCGATGTTTGCGATTAAGTCAGATTTATTCATGGGTAGTATTTCCTTCAGTAGTTGCTTGATTTTGGTTAAGTGCTGCACATGCAATTTCTGCATGTTCGTGGCGGTAAAAATGACCGACTAAAACGTCGTCATCACGGACGATTGCAAACAGGGCTTGCGGATCATCATTTAGTTGCGGTTCAAGTGCTTTAACTGTGTACATGTTGATAGCCTCAGACAGTGGGTTTAGTGAGCAGCTGTAGCTGCTGGATCAACGGTTTCAATTTCATAACCAAAGTTGTTGCGCTGTTTAAGAGTTGCACCAATTTCAGCGATTAGTTCAGGCGTGAGTTGTTTGATTGACTCCTTATCAGGTTCAGTTTTAGTACGGATGCAGTGTTCAAGCTTTAATTGCTTGAGCATCTGGCAAGTAAAAACAGGATCAGGAATAGTCACACTGGTTGATAAGCGGTAGCCAACCGAACCGTGTGTCAGCTTTTTACTTTTGATTTGCAAAAACTCATTTTTGCGGTGATCACAAAATTCTTTAAGTTGAAGTTCATACGCCTTAACTCGTTCCAATAGCGGTTTAAGACGTTGTTTGGTTGCTTCCTTGAGCTTGTCGACCTGTTCATTACAAGCAGCTTCTTCAAGTGCGATGTCACGGTTGATATCAGCCATTTGTGCCAATGTTTGATCAACTGCTTCCCAACTTTGAAGTTGTGGTTCTTTGAGTGATTTACGTGCCATTAGTTTGTTTGCTCCTGTGTTTCAGCTGCTTTTAAGCGTTGGTAGCACTGTTCTAAAGTTTCATCTGGTTGCTTGTGTTTAACGACATGCGCCATAAGTTGTTCTTTTGGAATATTCTTCAGCCCACGTTCTGGCTGCTTCTCATTTATTTGGACAAAGCCCATCATTTCTTTAAAGTTGGTGTTTGGACGTTCATGTTTTTGACGTTTATGTTCCGCTTGCTCAGCTGCACGTTCAGCTTCAGTTTTAGCTAGTGGTGCAGCAGCTCGACGCTCTGTTGGTACTGGTGCATTTTCTGGCTTAAATGAACTGATCACTTCATATAAATAGCCGTGGTTTTTCAGAGGTAACTGCAACTTGCCTTGGTCACGACGCTCAAGCATTGTGTTGATTGCCCAGATCCATGCTGCTTTAGGAGCTGGGTAACTGTGGTGACCACGCTTGATTTGTTGAGCATTAATATCCTCAGCAATTTCGCCAAGTAACTTAGCTGTACGTTCAAATGTCAGGTCACGGTTCGGGGAGCGGAACATTCCCAAGTACTTCACTAGTGGCTGCGCCAAATCACCAACCAAAGTGAGCGATGCAACAAAAGCTTTGCTGGCATCACCATGCCCTAAAAGGGCATCTAAACTGGTGGTCGCTCCACATGCTGGGCATCTAGTTTTCATTTTTACCAACCTCAAATGCACTTGAACCCACAGCAGCCAATGCGATTGCCAGACCAAAAGGCAAACGTCCAAGGCCGATTGTTTTGCCTCTAGATTGAAGCTTTTGGCGACTTGCAATTACAGCTTGATTGGCTGCTGCCTTGGTTGCTTCATTACGTGCAATTGCCTGAGCAACACGTTCTTCTTTTGTGCCACGACGCTTTGCTTCACCCATTTGTTTTCACTCCTTGTGCCGACTTGACCATTGCTTGATAAACAGCTTTAGCTAAAAAACCAGCACCAGCTTCCATTCCTGCGCGTTCCATTTCTTCAGTAGGTTGTTTAGGCACTAGCACATAATCACCGCTAACTAATTTGTCGATATCCTTCGCAAATTGAGCACGCTTCTGTTTGATGTTCATAGACCACCTCGGAAATGTTTGGATTTGCTTTCAACTGCTGTTTGACAGTCAATGCAAAGCTTTACATTGCCCAGAGCGCGACGACGCTCTGGAATTTCGGCACCACAGTCTTCACATTCATAGTTACTGACTTGGTCAAAATGTTTAATGTTGGCAAGCGCATGGTCTAAATCTTGTTCAGACAAAGTGCTTGCTACATCTGCAAAATCAGCCATTGCAACCTCCAAATTTGCTTAATGCATCAAAACCAGAACAAGCAACGATCATGATCGTGATGCAAATCCAGACAGCGAGGTATGTCTTATCCATTGCAGCCTCCTAGCACAGCCATCACTACAGCGACTGCAAAAAACCAAACTGCAAAGTTCACAATCAGTAAATTTCTTAAATTAAATTTCATGACCTATACCTCCATGACTAGGTCACCAGTGACGACATCAACACCCAACTCAGCAGCTACGTTTAATGCACCTGTTAAAAGGTTGCCGACTGCAAGTGGATATAAAAGGCTTTCACTATGGTTCTTGCGACCAACATTGCGGGTGAGCTTGGTGCAAATAGCATCTAGGCCAGACTCATCAATAAAGTCAGAAAGTTGACGTCCAGCTGCTTTGCAACGGTGCTGTAAATAGTCAATAAGCGTGGTTTGGGTAAATGGTTCAAGGGTGACAATTTCACAGCGCTGAACTACTTCGCGAACTTCTGGGTTGTTTTCAGCCAGTTTGATTTTGAGTTCATCCTGACCAATCAAAACAATAGAAAGTAATGGTGTAAAACCATTCTTGAGTTCAAGAAAACGTTTGAGATGTTTTAAAGTTGGGATAGGTAAGCTATGTGCTTCCTCAATCATTAATGTGTGATGTAATCCAGCTCGACTAGACTCTTTTAATAAGCTATGAATTTGCTGAAAACGCGCTTCAGGTGAACGCATTGCTTTTGTATTAGGTGCCAATGCTCGTAAAATTGCTTCAGCAATATGTGAAGATTTTAAAGTTTTCCCTTTGATGTCATCAGCTTCTGTAGCAATCACATATGGTTCAATAATGATGGTAGGTTCACGCTCACGTTCTACTCGATCATGTGTCTCCATACGAATAGTTGTTTTACCCGAACCTGATTGACCGACTAATGCAATGAATGAGCTGTTGCCTTTGACAGTTTGCCAAACTGCTTCACGTGCATAATTGATGTTTGAATCCTGATAAAATTCTGTTGCATTACGAATTTCTTCAGTAAAGATATTTTTAAATAACTTAAATTTTCGTTTTGCTTCTGGTGTTAAGGTTTGTTTGCGTAGTAGCATGAGTTGCTCTTCCTCCGGTTGAGTAGTGCTGTCAGTCCCACCATCCAAGGCTTGGTCGTTATTGGCGTGGGATTGGTCAGCATCTAATGCGTTTTGAATGTCTTCAGGTGCAATGCCTTTGTTCTTTAAAAGCTCAATAAATTGGGCTTTAAACTCAGCAGCGCGTTTCTTCGGGGATAACCCGTGATTGATAAATAAATTGACAGTTGCAGTACTTACACCCAGCGGTTTGCAGAGCGAGCTTTGCGTCATGTCATGTTGTTTAAGCAATTGTTTAAGTGCGCTCATGGATTACTCTCCAACCACTCGTAATTTTGGTTTTTGGGTTGCAGCTTTGATGCCTTCTGCAATTTCAGGGATAACGTCTTGCGGAACCTCGCCATTTGGATATGACTTTTTAAGTGCTGCCATGCATTCAGGTGTCCATAAATCACCGACAAGCCCACGAATTTGTTTTGCCGCTTGAATCAAGTTGACTGGTGCAACCTGACGACGGCTAATTTCTGTCTGCATTTGCTCACCAGCACGATTGATGTAAGTAGGAACCTCAACCGCTGTAACATCTGCCATAGCATTGAGCTGGCCGTCATATGCTGGCTTCTTCTTGGCAATCGCTTTATCAACCTGCTCAAGAGTTTCAGCGTCATAAGCTTTTTTAAGGATGCGTTTGCGGTTTTCATCAATTTTGCTTTGAGGCATTGCCTTAATTTCTTCACCGATGATTGCTGCATCATTTCCAAAGCCAACCCAATCAACTTGCATCGGTTCGCATGTGAAAATGACATCATTGCCGTGTTGATCTTTAGTCAATACATCGATGCATGGTGCACGGTATGGATTCACTACAATCTGCAACTTAGCTTTCGGGTAAACCCCATCAACATGACGAACGTCATAGTCTTGTGAGCCATAGCCTTGAATGGCATGACTAACCGTAAGATTGGCTTTAACTGTTTTTTCAACTGGTACTGTGCTGATAAGTTCACGGCACAATTCCATTGGTGGAGCAATGCGTAATTGTTCAGGCTTAATGGTTTGCCAAACAGCATTACGGCTGCGCTTAGTACGACTATGAATTTTTGTTTCATTCCAATACATGCGCCATGCAGTAGCTTGGGCATTTAACTCTTGGATATTGTTGATCTGCATGAAACGCAGGCGGCCTTCAAACTGTGTTTCAACAATATTTTGAGCGTTTTCAACTTGGCCTTTTGCTTGTGAATTGCCAGTGGCATGGGGTATAAAAGTTACATCTAGGCGCTCAAGTAAATTTCTGAATAAGCCACTGGTGTTTGCACAGCCTTTGTCTGTGTAAAGGATGTTTGGAACACCATGCATCGGCTCTTGAGCAGAACGCTTTTGAATTGCATTTAAGAAAATCTCAATTAAGTTTTCAGAGCTTTCACTTCCGTACACGTACTCAACATAAATTGAGCCTGAATAGTGGTCAGTCATGACATAGCGAATCACACGGTCATTTTCGATTTTCTTCACATTGGCTGGTTTGTTCTTGTAGAACTTTTTCTCATCCATCACTTGCATACCGCCTTTAGGCAGGTAAAACAAAACACAGACAGAGGCATCAACTTGCCAAACGTGGTTTGGATGTAACGATTTTTGCTGTGTATGTGCTGACGGTGTAGCCAGTTGTTTTGGGTGGCACATGTTTTGTTTCATGACACGTGCAACTGTTGCTGCTGATACTTTTGGTGCTTTACCATCTGCCACGAGCATGTCGAGTGCAGTGGTAATTGGTAAAGTTTTCTTGCCATTGGCACGTGTTGCCACGTGAACCATGCCACCAATCATTTCTGCTACTTCTGTTGGTACAACTGTTTTACCTTTGTCTGAGCGCTGTTTGCGTTCAGATTTAAAGCCAACTGTTTCAAGGTCGCGATATAACTGTGGGCGACTTACATCTAAGTATTTACAAGCGGTTGCAATAATTTCCCCCTTCTGACCGTGACCTGCGGCCTGAAGCTTGGCGGCAACCTCTCTGAGGTAGTCTTGTATGGCTAGATCTGGGGTTGTCATGCTTATTGCTCCACACTTGAACCAGTTAAACTTGCAGCTGTCATCCAGTCAGGTGAGACCATCGACTGAAAGTCAATTTGAATGCCTAGTTCTACGCTGGTTTGAGCAATTTGCTGGAATGCTGCAACTACTGCTGCTTCAACTTGTTCTTGAATATTGAAGAGACCGTTTTCGTTGATCGTGTCTAAAACAGAGTTGATGCTATTCGTAAAACGAACAGTATCGTTATGCATGGTTAGGCATGCGGTATTGGCTTCTTCAAGAGCTTTCTTGGCAAGTTGCTGAGCTTCACTTTCAGCACGTTTTTTGATTTGAACTGGGCTTTTCGCCTTGGTTAATTCGCTATCAAGCTCGTTAATCTTTTGGTCTTTCTTTTGAAGAAGTAAGTCTGTAGCTTCTTTATCGGCTTTAATTTCACGAATTTTTTTGCGGAGTTCACTAGTTGTCATGCGGTCAATATCATCCAATGTGATATCGTTGACACTTCCACCACTACTTAATTCCGCAATTTCTTCATCATCAAGTACTAAAAGCTCAAGCAACTTTGATTGATTTCCTGCTGCTTTCAAAACGGTCAAATTGTCCGTTTTGGAAAATTTCAAAGCGGCTGACATAAATCTACGAGCGGCGCGTTCATTAATATTGAGCATGTCTGTACGTTGCTTAAATTCACCATGCGGTGTCATTTCTTTAAGCAGTATTAAGCGCTTTCCTAATTCAAGACATGCTTCTACAGTACGACGTTGATAGAAACGAATTTCGTCCTCTAGTGCTCCAACAGTAAGAGTTCCGTCGTAACCTAATTGGGTTGCTAAGCCCGCAACTGACTGAGTGTGACGCTGAATTAAATCAACTTCGGTGCTAACTTCATTACTCATAAAGATCTCTTATTAAAATTGTGTGTGAAGACGTTGGTTGTATTCATCAATGCGGGCTTGAACGCGGTCATATTCTTCTTTGCACGCAGTTGCAAATTTGACGGCTTTCATGCTCGGAGCGTAATTGCCGTTATCGCGTTTTTCCGCCCAGCCATCAGCTTCAAGTGTTTGTAAAGCACGCGTAATAAATGTCGGTGACTCGTTCAAACTTTCCGAAAGTTGTTTATTGCTAAGTCCGAAAACGTAATGGCCTCGAAGAGCAAACAAAACTTTTAAAACTTTTCCTGCCGATTTATTTGGTGAGGTCATAGCGATCACCAGTCATGTTGTATTTAAGGGAAACAAGTTCTTGACGAAGAATCTCGTTGTCTTGCTCTGCAAAGTACCAACCAACAAAAGCAAAGATTGATAGTGCAAATATGAGCTTACTAATCAGAGACATAGGGTCATTCATGCTACTTTTTTCCTAATTACGTACAAAAAGGGGTTAAAAAAGGGATAAAAAGCAGTTAATCTATGACGCAGTCTCTGGTTTTGCTTTTAGTCCAAGTAACACAGCAATCTCATGACCTTTGCCATAAAGACCTTTACGTGATCCGTTCATCACTTTGTAAACGTCGCTAGGTTCGAGGTTGTTTTCTAGAGCAACTTGTTTAAGGGTTTTGCCTTGAGCACGAAGGTTTTTTTTGACCTGCTCAGGTGTGAGTGCTTCTGAATTAGATGTCATTTACGATCTCCTTACAAGGTAAATATAGTGCATATATGCACCCTATTGACCCGATATTAGTTCATATATAACCCTATTTCAACTTATTTAAGGCCTTTTTATGCACAATTTTGTTTCTGATCGGTTTAAATCCGAGCGAAAGAGGTTAAACCTGAGCCAAGAAGGGTTAGGAAATTTAATTGAAGTAAGTGAGTCAACAGTTAAGAGATGGGAAAATGGTGCCTCAATCCCTAGTGATAAACTGATTCTCTGTGCTCAACATGGGTTTGATATTACTTATATTCTTCTAGGTGACAGGAATATTGAGCCTAGTAAATCTGACGAGTTGTTTTGTGGGGAATTTGCTTTAGTAAATGTATATGATGTGGCTGTCTCTGCTGGAGACGGTGCTGTTAGCTTTGGTGCAACTCAACCAGTTAGTCGTTTAGCATTTAGGAAAGATTGGTTATCAAGACATGGACTTTATGCAAAAGATTTAGTCATTGTCTATGCTAAAGGCGATTCTATGGAACCAACTATTCAAGATAAAGAACCATTGCTAGTTAATACCCTTGATAAAGACTTAACTGATGGGTTTATTTATGTAGTCAGGAATCAAGAGAATTTTTGGGTTAAACGTGTTCAGCGTCAATTCAATGAATTGTTATTGTTGTCAGATAATGAAAAATATTTACCTATGAAACTTGATTTAAATGAAGCTACAGATATTGAAATCATTGGCAGATGGATACCACCAAGTCGTGGGACTTTTTATTGATATGTTAGGTGCAAAATGAATAAATTTATTATAGTAAGTAGCATACTCTTATTAGCTGGTTGTTCTTCTTTTAAGAAACTTCCAGCTTGTGATAGTCCTGAAGTCACAAATATTCTTAAAAATGCAATTACTGAAGTACCAGCTTTCAAGATGTTAGGTGTAACGAATATTGAAATTAAAGATATTGGAGAAAGGCCATCTTCAACAAGAGATAAAAAGATTTGCAGAGGAAGTTTGTTCTTAGGTGAAAACTTAGGTTCACAAGTAATTTATTATTCAGTTGATTGGCAAAATAAAGATAAAGGCGAATTTTGGGTTCAAACAATCCCAAATCCAACAGAATAATAAACTGGGCGGAAGCATTTCCGCCTGATAAAAAAATAGTTCAGATAGCAACATAGCCTCATCATTTGATGAGGTTTTTTTATGTCTATCACTTTTGATGAAGTGTTTGAACGGACTATTGGTCATGAAGGTGGCTATGTAAATAATCCTAAAGACCCTGGTGGGGAAACCAATTGGGGTATCACAATAAAAACAGCGCGAGAAAATGGGTATATCGGTTCCATGCGCTATATGAAGCGTGATCAAGCAAAAGAGATTTACCGTAAAGCATATTGGGAGCGCGCGAAATGCGCACAATACAATTCTGCAATTGGTTTTCAAATGTTTGATGCTGCGGTTAATCATGGTATTGGTAATGCGATTCGTATGCTACAACGTGCGGTTGGCGTAGCTGATGATGGTGTAGTTGGAGACATTACTTTAGGCGCAATTAATAAAAAATCGCTCGATGATGTCTTGGTTTTGTTCAATGCTGAGCGGCTAGAGTTTTATGCAAAACTAAAAACATTCTCAGAATTTGGTCGTGGTTGGACTCGTCGAGTTGCAAGCAATTTACGTTACGCAGCTGGAGATACGCCATGAATAAAAAATATAGTGTTTCTCCTCAAGAGCTTTCTCGTCGTTTACGACAACAAAAGAAAGAACTTTTAGCGAACAATCCTAAGAAAATTATTGAACCTCAATATATTCAAGGTGTTCATGGTTCTACCATGCAGTTCGGAGTGTTAGTCCACAATTGGCGTAATGGTTGGAAATGGTTCAGTAATTTAGCCTTCGCTGGCATCGTTGCAATTCAAACTTTTTATGACACCTTGCCACCAGAGTTAATTGAAGCGTTACCAACTGATGCTCGGTCAAAAATTACAATTACATTAGCTGTATTGGGGTTAATTGGTCGTCTTATTAATCAAAACAGACCAAAGCCTTTACCGCCAGTAAAGGAGAACGCCGATGTTTGATTTCTTAAAACTTGGCTTTGCTGAAGTGCAATGGATTGTCGTAACAGCTTTAGGGATTTATGCATGGATCATTCAAAAACATAGTGCATCTGCTAAAGAAATGCTCGACCTGCATTTACGTGTGGTTGAGCTAGAAAATGCGATTAAAGATATGCCTTCAAAAGTTGATATTGCTCAGCTTCAAGGTCAACTCAATTCATTAAACAAGCAGCTTGACACTGTTCATGGTGGTGTGAAGCGTATTGAAGATTATTTGTTGACGAATAACAAGTGAGGTCACATGAGTTTTGAAGCCCATTTAAAAGAAGAAATGCGACTTGTCATACTTCGTTTGCTTAATGAATTACCTAGCTATCGCGGTAATAGCTCAACCTTGCATAGTGGGCTTAATCATTGGGGCCTAAGTTTTAGTCGTGATCAGGTTAAAACTGAACTGTACTGGCTGAAGGAACAAGGTTGTGTTGAGGTTGAAATGGATAACCCTGCTGTAGTGGTTGTAAAACTAACTGAGCGTGGTCAAGACGTGGTTGAAAGTCGTACACGTATTCATGGCATCAAACGACCATCAGCATAGGTGAAATATGTCAAAGTCATTTATGCATAAGTTATCTGATGAACAACGCGCATTTGTAGAAAAATTACTGCGTGAAGACCGACTGACATTGAATGAAATGCTGGATGAGATTCGGGCTGAATTTCCAGCTGATTCTATTCCAAGCCGTTCAGCTCTTGGTCGTGAGAAGAAAAACTGGGCTGAAGAAGCCAAAGCTATGCGTGAATTTGCTGCTGCGTCAGAAGTACTTGTTAAAGAGTTCGGTGAAGACCCTGACGACAAAGGCGGAATGTTGTTAGCTCAAGCTATTCAAGCCATTGTTACTAAGAAAGCTTTAGACGAATTAACCAATGATGGAACAAATCCAGAAAAGCCAAAAATGGATATTGATTCAGTTGGTGCACTTGCCCGTGCTGCCCGCGCTGCAATGATGACAAAAGAAAAGGCTATGGATAACCGTGAAGAGGTTCGGCGCCAAGCACGTGAGGAATTGCTTAAAGAACAAGACGAAAACCTCAAAAAAGCAGCTGCCTCACAAGGTATGGGTGAAGAGCAAATTCAATTTTGGCGTGAAAAAGTATTGGGTATTAAATAATGACTGCACCAAAACCTCGGCAAGATACAGTACGGGTTATTGACTGGGATGAGCTTCCTGAACGTGCCCGCAACCTACCTAATAATCTGAATCCTTTCGAAGAAGGTGTTTTGATGAAACACCAAGTTGAATGGCTGAAGATTAAGACAGACATTAAGGCCTGTCCTAAAGGACGTCGAACCGGTATTACTTTTGCCGAAAGTTTTGATGCAGTATTTACAGCCGCCGCAAGTAAAGAAGCTGGCGGTATGAGTGTTTACTATATTGGGGATACCAAAGAAAAAGGCCTTGAGTTTATTGGTTACTGTGCCAAGTTTTCACGTGTCATTGCTGAAGCCCAAGGCCAAGGTATTTCTCAAATTGAAGAGTTTCTTTTTGAAGACCAAAACGATAAAGGTGAAACACGCCAGATCACTGCTTACCGTGTCCGTTACTCCAGTGGTTTTCAAATCGTTGCATTATCTAGCCGACCTGAAAACATCCGTGGTCTACAAGGTAAAGTCATCATTGATGAGGCCGCATTCCATCCTAATGTTCAAGGTGTGATTGAAGCTGCTACGGCTTTGCTTATTTGGGGTGGTCGTATCTCAATTATTAGTTCACATAATGGAAAAAATAATCCATTCAATCAGTTTGTTAAAGACATTGAAAATGGTGTTTTTGGTGAAGATGCCGCTGTGCATGTAGTTACTTTTGATGATGCTGTTGCTAATGGTTTGTATGAGCGTGTCTGCTTTATGCAAGGTAAAAAGCCAACTATTGAAGGTAAAGAAAAATGGTACACAAAAATTCGTAAAGCTTATGGTAGCCGTAAGGCAGCCATGCGTGAAGAATTAGACGCAATTCCCCGTGATGGTTCATCGGTATGTTTACCTACATTGTGGGTAGAGCGTGCAATGACGGAGGTCAGGACGGTATTGCGCCTGCAATTAGGTGATGATTTCACAGAACTGACACCAGACGAACGTGACGCATATATTGACGACTGGATTCAACGTTATTTAGAACCTGAATTGCAGAAGCTTGATAAGACTAAGCAGCATTGCGCTGGGCAAGACTACGCACGTCACCGTGACTTTAGTTTTATTTTGCCATTTTATATAGCGCAAGATTTACGTCGGATTGCACCCTTTGCGATTGAAATGCACAAAGTACCGTCACGATTACAGCAAAAAATCTTGTGGTATATGTTGGATCGTCTACCGCGCTTTGGTGGTATTGCAATGGATGCTACGGGTAACGGTGAAACTATTGCCGAGAATACTGCCGAGAAATATGGTGCACACATGGTGCATCAAATCAAATTGAGTCGTGCTTGGTATGGCTTATGGACACCTAAACTGGTCACCGCTTTTGAAGAAGATATGATTGATTTACCAATCGATGCTGACTTAAAAAATGACTGCTCTGCGATTGAGGAAGTTGACGGCATTTACATGGTGTCAAAAGCACGTGCAAAGGATATTAAAGACCCTGAGCTGTATCGTCATGGTGACGGTGCTGTTGCAATGATTCTGGCTTGGTTTGCCAGCTTACATTTATCAAATGCGATTGAGTTTATCCCACTCCCTTCGAAAGATGAAATTGAGCTGAATCCCGATGATTATGATGGCTGGTTTAATGATGTGGGGTGTTATTAGTTCTATCTCTAAAAATCATAACCTCATCTGTTCTTCTTTTAGGTGGAAGAACAAACTTTATAGTTTGTTGTTGTTCATTATCAACCGCATCGTAGTATTTTAACTTAAGTTCTAAAATGAGAGCGCCATTGCTGTTAAATTTTAATCCTTGGGGTAAATATTTTGGTTGAAAGATATAATTCTTTTCATTATTTCCCAGTATTAAATCATATCTAGGATATATGAGAACGGGTTCCGCTACATGCTCTTCTGACGTGTTGATAACCAATATATCAAGTTCTCGACAAGTTGCTCTACTGTTATATAAGGTGAACATTAATGTGAAACACTTTTTCGAATCATCATGGGTAATAAAGCAATTTTTAAAATGAAAAAATGGCTGCGCTTGGACATGTTGGATTCTTCTTTGATGCTCTATCTCGCTTTTATTTAACTCTATCTCTTCTTTTGTGGCCTGAACTAATTCTCTTTGTTGTTCAACACTATTTTGTAATTCTTTAGCTTGAAGATTTAAGGCTTGTGTATTTTGCTGAAGTTCTCGGCCTTGTTGTTTATACCCTAAGTATAAAAATAAGAATGCTAGAGGTGCAAAAACACCAGCTAAAAAATCTCCCAACTCATTTGAAGTCAGAAGAACTTTCTTTTCAGGATCTAGGAAAATAAACGCCAAGTTATACGCCAAAATTAGTAAGCCATAAATCACGGCCCAAAATACCCAAGACCTATAGAAATTTGTTTTTTCTGGTGTCGGATTTTGCACGGAAATATTTCCCCCTGATTTTAAATCTTTAATTTTTTAATAATTCAAAACGAGGTGACGACACTTGTTGGAGCAAGAATCGCCCCCTTTGGTAAAAGCGCTACCGCAGGCTTAGCCTCGTTACTGTGCACACAGTTATTGCAGGCTATCAAAAATGAAAAAGTTTTGCAGTAGGTGAAATAATGAAAACCAAGCCAATTGTTCCTTGGATGGGTGGTAAGCGTCGTCTGGTGTCGCAACTGATTGAAAAAATGCCAGAACACCAATGTTATGTAGAGTTATTTGCAGGTGGCGCAGCTTTATTTTTTATGCGTGAAGAGCAGTCTAAAGTTGAAGTGATTAACGATTTAAATGGTGAGCTGGTGAACTTGTATCGAGTTGTGCAGCATCACCTTGAAGAGTTCGTGCGTCAATTTAAATGGGCGCTGGTCAGTCGACAGATGTTTGAATGGCTTAAATCTGCCAATGTGGATTTAATGACGGACATTCAACGGGCAGCACGGTTCTATTACCTACAACATACTGCTTTTGGTGCGAAAGTTTCAGGTCAAACGTTTGGTACAAGAACCGCAGGCAGACCAGTGAATTTACTCCGCATAGAGGAACAACTGAGTGAAGCGCATTTACGTCTCTCCGGAGTAACGGTTGAGCATTTAAGCTGGGATGCTTGTCTACTGAAGTATGACCGTCCTCATAGTTTTATGTATGCCGATCCACCGTATTGGAAGTTGGCTGGCTACGGTGTTGGTTTTGGTTTGGATCAATATGAAAAAATGGCTGAGCTTATGAAGACCTGTAAAAGCAAAGTTATGCTTTCAATAAATGATCATGAAGACATGCGTGCCACATTTGATGGGCTAAATATTGCAACCACCAAAATTAAATATTCTGTGGGTAATTCTGGCTCAGGACGTGATGAAAAACAGGAACTCATCATCACCAATTACTGAAGCGTAGTGTTTATAGATTTATAAATCTTTATAAACGCGTTTTTCTGCATTTATTTTGCATTTTGCTGCAATGATCCGTAAAAATAAAAAAGGCGCTTAAATCGCAAATGAGCGCGTGAAATTGGGCGGAAGCATTTCCGCCTGATTTTAAGCCCGCTAAAATTTCACAATGGTGCAGAATCCTCAAATTGTATTTGCATCTATCATGGCTAAAAAAGACCGCACTTCTAAAAAACAAGATCGTACTGCATTAGAAACCCAGCAAACCGCAGAAGTATCTTGGCTGTCAAATCAGTGGCAAGAGCATCCAGTTGTTGGGATGACACCATATCGATTACATCAATTACTGACAGAGGCTGAGCAAGGCAATTTGCAGGCTCAGGCTGATCTGTTTTGTGATATGGAAGAGCGCGACGGTCATATCTTTGCCGAGATGGATAAACGCAAAAAAGGTGTAAACAAACTTGCATGGGGGGTAAATCCACCGAAACGTGCCAGTACACAAGAAAAGAAAATTGCTGAAGAAGTCCAAGAGTGGATTGATGATATTAAAAACTTTGAGATGTTCTTGTTCAATGCGATGGATGCTGTTGGACATGGTTATTCATGCCAAGAGATTCAATGGAAACGATTAGGTAATTTGTGGCTTCCAGATAGCTTTGAACATGTAGTCCCTCGAAACTTCATGACTCCCCATAACCAATTGAACTGTTTGCGTTTAAATGATGGTTCCCCAGATGGTGCCGAGTTCTGGGACTTTGGCTGGTTTAATCACTTACACCAAGCTAAAACAGGTTACATCAGTCGTTCAGGCTTATACCGGGTATTAGCATTTCCATTTGTTTTTAAAAATTATGCTGTTCGCGATGTGATGGAATTTTTAGAAATTTATGGCATGCCGATCCGTATAGGTAAATATCCTTCTGGTGCAACTAAAGAAGAGAAAATGACCCTTCAGCGTGCGGTTATGCTAATTGGACGCAATGCTGGTGGGACTATTCCCAATGGGATGAGCATTGATTTTGAATCAGCTGCTGATGGTGATACTGCCAACCATATGAATATGATCAAGTATTTTGAGCAGATTCAGTCAAAAGTCATTGTGGGCGGTACTTTGATTTCACAAGCGGATGGCAAATCATCTACAAATGCCCAGTCAAAAACGCATGAAATTCAATTTGAAACATTGATAAAGTCTGATGCTAAACAATTAGCACGGTCAATTACTGACAATCTCATTGATTATTTGATGCGATTGAATTACCCCAATATTGCTAAAGATCGTTATCCGGAGTTTTACTTTGATACCAGCGATGTTGAAGACATGGAGGTATTTAGTAATTCACTTGAGAAGCTTGTTGGTGTCGGTATGAAGATACCTTTGTCATGGGCGCATGAGAAATTAGGTATTCCACAGCCTGCTAATGATAAAGAGCCTGTACTAGGGATTGTGCAGCAGCCAAGTCAATTACCAAATCTTGCATTAAATACATACCAGCCAAATTTATTAAATAACTTGATTGCTGCTAACTCTGCCCAATTGCCTGTTGAAGAACAGGCATTACAATTATTACTGAAAGAACAATCTGGAACTGCTCAAACTACGGCTGAGGACTGGACAAAGCAATTATTGGCTAAGATTAATGCTGGCAATGAGGAAGAAGTTTTAGCACTTCTTCAAGATGTTTACCCAGCTGATGATGAACCAGCTCTACAAGAAAAATTAACACGTTTGATTTTTGCTGCCGAAGTTATGGGTCACTTAAGTGTTCAAGCGGAGCAAAGCTAATGCCGAAAGCTCAACGTCCGGAGTTGAAAGCTTTATTTGAACTACCGCCAAGTGATGCTATTTCCTATCTTGAAAAAAAGGGTTTTAAGATTGGTTGGGATTGGCATGAAACCTTGGATAATGCCCACAGTCGTGCCTTCACAGTTGCTAAAGTTGCACGCATGGATCTATTGCAAGATATTCGTCAATCATTGATTAGTGCGATGCAGCAAGGCCAAACACTGGAGCAATGGAAAGCTAGTATTACGCCTGTCCTTCAGGATAAGGGATGGTGGGGAAAGAAAACAGTAATTAACCCAGAAGGTCGAGAACAAGAAGTTCAACTGGGCAGCCCACGTCGGTTGCGTACGATCTATGATACAAATATGCAGTCCGCTTTTGCAGCTGGACGGTACAAAGCAATGCTTGCAAGTGCTGAAGCACGGCCATACTGGGAATGGCGTCATATTACGATTAGCAATCCTCGTAAGCAGCATGTGGCCCTAAATGGTCGATTATTCCGTTTTGATGACCCGTTTTGGAATGTTGCTTATCCCCCAAGTGAGTGGGGTTGTAAATGCCGGGTGATTGCACGTTCTGCCCGTGAGGTTGAAGGTAAAGAAATATTATCAGGTGAAGGAAATGAATCTCACATATATGAACGTGTGGGCGTGGATCGCAATACTGGAGCCGATGTTATTGTTAAGCGCACTCAGTTTGATATTCCAACTAAAGATGGGAAATTAACCTTTGCACCCGCTGCTGGTTTTAATGGCTCACCAGCTTCTAGCTTTTTGTTGAATGATGTAATGATTAATCGAGCGACTAACCTGATGGGAGAAGCTCGTGGACTAATTCAATCACAGAAGTTAATGACTAATCATAATCTTACAAAGGTTAATGAAAGTTTTGTGAATCATGCCCTGAAGCTTTCAAAATCTCAAAAACAGTTTAGTCCAATTGGTGTGCTTCAGTATGATTCAGTAAAATTCTTAACAGCGGTAGGTCAATCATTTGAATCTAAAATGATATGGTTGAGCGATGAAGTACTTGTTAATAAAAAATACACTGATGTATCTGTAACTGAACTGATTGCTTTGCCAGATTTAATTGCCAATGTGGAGCAAAAGCTTTGGGATAAACAAACTCAGGCTTTGTTTTATGTATTGCCACATAACGTTGTTATTGAGTTCAAAGTGGTATCTGGACATTTGCAAGTATCTCGTATCTTCAAAAATATGCCTTCAAATGATTTTGAGGTGATTGAATGAGCTTTATTCAAATCAAAAATGATGCTCTGGTTTCTCGTTTAGGCCAAGCAGCTGATCGTATGGGTGACACCACACCATTATCGGCAGCGATTGCAAATACATTTGCAGCTATAACTGAAGATAACTTTGATGCAGGTGGACGTCCTAAATGGGCTGGTCTGGCTCCGGATAGATCACAACCTTCTTACCTATACCAATCAGGGAATTTGCGACGTAGTATCACGACTCAATATACTCGTGACCAAGCAATCATTGGCACCAATGTTCCTTACGCCCCCATTCTGCATAACGGGGGGCAAACTCGTCCGCATGTGATACGTCCCAGAAATAAACAGGCATTGTCATTCAATGGCAAGGTGTTTAAACAGGTCAATCACCCGGGAAGCAAGTTCCCGGCACGACCATTCTTGCCGATGGATGAGCACGGATTCTTACAAAAAGAGGCAGAAGATGCAGTGTTAGATGACGTAGATTTTTATTGGCATAGAAGCTTTGAATAAGAATAAATAAACTGGGCGGAAGTGTTTCCGCCTGATCTTTTTTATCCCCTCAATTTAATCTCATAACATCTTTTTAAAAGTAGATGTTATGCCTAAATCAATTCTTGTCGCTTCATGCTCAATTGACTTGAATGCCACATCGACTCATCTGGTACTTGTTCCTGAAGGAACATTCAATGGAGTTGATGGACGACCTTTTGATGCACCGCATTGGGTACTTACACCTGAACGTGGTGAGCAGATTGTTGCTGCGTTAAATCAACGTAAGGTGGACATGGTTATTGATTATGAACATGCCACATTAAAAGCACAGGAAACTGGTGAACCAGCTCCCGCTTCAGGATGGTTAAAAGCAGCATCTTTTTCATACATCAAGGGAGTTGGCATATGTAGTACTAATTTTAAATGGCTCGATAAGGCCAAAGGCCATATTGAGAAGGAAGAATATAAGTATTTATCACCCGTACTTTTTTATACCAAAACAGGTGAAGTCGTTGGACTTCATAGCGTTGCATTAACCAACACCCCTAATCTGGATAATCTGCCCGAGGCTCGTCTTGCTGCCTTGGCACAGGATTACTTTACCCAAAATTCCACACAGGATTCTGAAATGGAAGAGTTATTAGAACAACTGCGCTGGATGTTAAATCTGCCATTGTCTGCAACAGCAGAAGAAATTTTGGCAGAACTTAACAAGCTTTCAGCGCAAATCAAAGAAAAAACCGGTGTTGCTGTAGCTGCAAATGGTCAGCACCTTTTTGATGCCTTAGCTGCAATTGATCAGTTTAAGCTGGCTGCAAACAGTCAAGATCAAGTCGATATGACTCAATTCGTTCCAATGGCTGTTTATCAAGAAGCGGTTGCAAACGCAGGTAATGCTGAAGCTGCTCAAAAGGCAAAAGAAATTGATGACTTGATTGTGGCTGCATGTAGTGATGGTCGTTTAACTGGTCAAGCAACCATTGAATGGGTGAAGGAACAGGCAAAAACCAACCCTGATTTTGTCAAAGCTCATATTGAAAGCCTGCCAAAAATCGCAGCTTTAACTCAACGTCAAACTGAGCAAGTGAATTTAGCAGCAAACCATCAGCAACAACCTGTTGTAGATGAAATTGCCACTAGCATTGCGACCCAATTAGGGCTTAACCCAGCAGATTTAGGAGCTAATCCATGACATATATGCAAAATGGAATCGTCACTGAAATGCGTGACGGTGAGTTAATCCCTGTCCCATTAAAAGCTGGTGCAATGGTTCTGGTCGGGACATTCGCATTGGTTGATGACACTGGATTTGCTGTGGCATCTACGGCTGCTATTGCAGCGACTCAAAAAGTTGTGGGTGCTTGGGATGGTTCAGCAGATAACACAACTGGTGAAGATGGTGACGTTCTAGCAACTGCCCGTCGTAAAAAACAATTCTTATTCCGCAACTCAAAAACCGATCCTGTCACACAAGCTCAATTTGGTGAGGACGTGTTTGTGGAAGATAACCAAACCGTTGCTAAAACAACAGGTGCAGGTCTTCCAGTTGCTGGCAAATGTATGGGTTTTGATACGCAATTTACTGACTGCGTTTGGGTGGAGATTTAATTAATGGTTATTACTGAACAAAATGGTGCTCGTATTCTGAATGCTTTGAGTACAAGCCTTAAACTAGTATTCAAAAATGCATTTGATGCGGCTCCTAGTAACTATGCAAAAGTAGCAATGGAAGTGCCAAGTACTGGTGCATCTAACACTTATGCGTGGACGGATCGCTTTCCTGCTTTACGTAAGTGGATTGGTGATAAAGCAGTTAAAAAATTAACAGGTCATGCCTATATTCTGGTCAATGAAGATTATGAAGCTACTGTTGAAGTAGATCGTAATGATATTGAAGACGATAACTTGGGTATGTACACCATCGAAACTCAAGCTGCTGGTCAATCAGCTAAAGAATGGCCTGATGATCTTGTCTTCACTGTTTTGACAAAAGGTTTTGAAGAAAAGTGTTATGACGATAAGCCTTTTTATTCTACTGATCACAAAGTCGGTGAAGGTAAAAATGCCAAAGTCTTTTCAAACAAACTTACCAAAGCATTAAGTGTATCTACACTGGCAGCTGCACAAGCAAGTCTTGGTGCTGCAATGACCATGATGCAAGAACTAAAAGATTCAGAAGGTAAGCCACTCAACTTAAAAGCAAACCTTTTAGTTGTGCCTCCAGCATTACGAGAAGTTGCTAATGCCTTGATGACTACAGATCGCCTAGAAGATGGGAAGGTAAACCCATATAAAGGTGAATTTGAAGTTTTGGTATGTCCTTGGTTAGAAACAAAAACTGAATGGCACCTTTTAGATGCATCACGTCCAGTCAAACCAATTGTCTATCAACCCCGTAAAAAACCGAACTTTGTTGCTCAATTTGACATGAATAGTGACAGCGTCTTCATGCGTAAAAAATATCGTTACGGTGTGGAAGCTCGTGGTGTTGCTGGTTTTGGTTTATGGCAAATGGCTGTGGGTTCTACTGGTACTCAGGCATAAGGTGATTTGATATGTATGCAACGGCAGACGCGATGATCAAAAAGTTCGGTGAAAGAGAATTAATTCAACTCACTGATAATGAAGAATCTGAATATTTAGATGCTATTAATTACGACAAGTTAAATGCAGCACTGCAAGAAGCTAACTCGGAAATTGATGGTTATCTAATGGGTCGCTATAAGCTGCCGTTGCAAACTGTCCCTCCATTCCTTGAAAGCCTTGCTTGCCATATTGCACGCTATCATGCATGCACTGGTGCAATGACTGACGATGACCCGATCCGCACACGCTATGTCGATGCCATCAACAAATTGAAAGATATTTCTAAAGGTATTGTTGGTGTTGGTGGTACGCCAGCTGGTGAATCTGAGCCTGTTAAAACTTCCTCTAACAATGTGATGTTCCAAGTTGGACGTCATGATTTTGGAGGTAAAGGCTGGTGATTAATTTAAGCGTTGTCGAACAAGGTCTTAAACAAGTCATGGCTAATCAGGTCACTGCTAAAAAATGGACTTGGGTTCGTCAAATTAAAACTTATGGCGGGGAATTTGATGATGGCTTGACCGCTATTATTAGAGCATTTCCGGCGATTTGGGTGGTTTTTGAAGGTTCTGGCACCCCTAAAAAGATCAGCTATAACAAAACTCAATATCCAGTGACTTTTGTAGTACTCGTTGGTGCTCGCTCTGTTCGTAATGAGGAAGCACGTCGTCAAGGTGCTGGAAATGATATTGGTACATACGAAATGTTGGATCATGTTCATCAGCTCTTGATTGGTAATGATCTTTCATCAGTTGGGGTTAAAGGGCTTGAGCCTTTGGAATTAGGCAAAACCAAGACCATTTTTAATACTAAAACTGCTAGTCAGTCTATTAGTGTGCTTTCTCAAGCATTTACTACGCAATACACAATTACTGCTTCTGATCGTGACCGTGAAGAAGCTGATGAATCTATTGGTGAAATCCATCGAATCAATGTCGATTATTTCTTTGAGCCGGGTGATGACGTTAAAGACGCTTCTGATCTGGTTGAACTGAAGGAAAATAAATAATGAGTATTCCTGCTGGTATTAAAACACCGGGCGTTTATACAGACGTCAATATCAATACCCTCCGCACAGGGCTTCCAGCCAATGAGCAAAAAGTTCTTTTTGTGACGCTAGATGTTTTGTCTGGGCAATTTACACCGGTTGATGTTTATGACACAGCTGGAGCCGATGCTAAGTTCGGCGCCAATTCACAAGCGGGTCGTATGATTAAAGCTGCGGTTAAAACATATCGTCTCGTAAATGCTCAGGCTGTAGCACTTGCAGTTGAAGGTGCGCAAACACAAGCAGCTTTACATACCGAGTCAGGCGACCCTGTGTTGACTGAAGGCGGTGCTTTGATTGAACCATAAGGAGTAATGTATGGCTCAACAAATCGTGATTAAGGTGCCCGGCACTAAAATCAGTGAACTTGAAATGGCATCAAGTGTCTCTCGTAAAGACACAACCCCTGTTGTTCAAAATGAGGAGACCAAGCAAGCATCTGTGGGTTCAATTGCTGATTTGGTTAAATCAGAGTTGGGTTCAGCTGCTTTTAAAAGTTCTTCAGAGTTTGCAACTCCGAGTAGCGTAAATTCGGTAGATATCGCCAGCAAAATGCGTGCTGATGCAGTGAATGAGCGTGTTGATGTGGTTGAATATGCTGTTTCATCAATGCAAGGTGGTGGTGATGCAAGCTTCAAAACGTATGAAGAAATGCTTGCGTATACGCCGCCTAAACCGAATGTGACAGTTCGAGTAAATAACGATCCTGATGTAACTAAAAATGGTACTTATACATGGGATGGTGTTGCTTATGTCAAAAGTCCTTATGACCCTTATATTCAGACAAAAGAATATGTTGATGAAAAAATTGAGCTTAAAAAATCAATTAAGAAACTTTTTTCATTAAAAGACGTTATAAATATTCCCGTTTTAAGTGTTTACACGGATGGTAGTGTTTGGATTAAAGGCTTAAAGCTAGATGTTGCTGCATTCATAAACTCTCTAAACACAAAGGTTGATTTTCTTAATAGTTTAATAAAAGTTGGAGCTGGGAAGAATTATTTCGTTTTTAATGATGTAAATAACTTGCCTTTAATAAAACTGAATCAGAATAAAGATTTATTTATACCGAAAATTGGTAATCTTACTGAGCAAGCCTTACTTTCCAAAAAAATT